GATGATTCATAACCCCAGCTCATATGCATTTGGTGAAGCAGATGATTTTGAAAAAGCCGCCGAATCGTTACGCAAAACTAAAGAAAACCTTATCGATATTTACGAGGCTCGCACTGGGTTAACTCGTGAAGAAATTGCAACTATGATGGATGAAGAAACTTGGTTAACGGCAAGGGAAGCTTTAGAAAAAGGTTTCTGTACGAGTGTTGACGAGTCTTTACAAATGGTTGCTTGCCGTAAAGGTACTGACTTAATTGTCAATGGTTTACCAATGAGTATGGAAGTACTCAAAGGATTGCCTGTTGATAAATATGAAGAGAAAGGAGAAGAACCAATGGAAGTAACTGCTGAATTGTTGCGTACAGACTATGCGGAAGTATATGACGAAGTATTTAATGCCGGCGTTGCTGCTGAACGTGCCCGTTTACAAGCTCTTGATGGGATTAATAACGAAGCGCGAGCAGAAGTGATTAATCGCGCTAAATATGAAACTTACGCTACGGTTCAAGATGTAGCTGTTGAATTACTCAATATGCCACAACCAGAACCATCTGAACAAACAAATCAATTTCAACGAATGATTCAAGATGCAAATAACGCATCTAATAAAGTTAACACCGTCCCTGGTCAAGTGTTGGATGAAGATATCGACGAAACTGACAAAACAATGAAAATCGTGGACCGTGTTATGAAAGCACGTGTTAAAAAATAAGGAGGGCAGAACATATGCCATACGTGGAAGAACAAAAGTTAGAGTACAAACCTCTAATTGCTGGTACTCAAATGCCAGTCGTTACTAAAAAGGTAACAATCGGACAGGACGCTGCTGTGATTAAAGCAGGTACAGTATTAGAAATCGAAGCCACTTCTAAAAAAGCTAAACGCGCGGACACCGATATATACGGTGTAGCCTTGGCTGATATCGATGCTACGAAAGGTGATGTAGTAGCAGAAATTGCTGTAACAGGTGAATTTGCTACAGCTAATTTAGTATTCAAATCTGGTAAAAAATCGGAAGACTTCACAGCTAAAGCTGAAGCCCGCAATATTTATTTCCGTTAATAAGGAGGACACATGGATAATATTTACACACCTCAAACACTTGCAGCGGTGGTTCGTCGTACTCCCGATGTGCCATCCTTTTTGAAAGACCTATTTTTCAAAGATACAAAAACATTCTTATCTGAAACTGTTTCTTTTGACATTGTAAAAGGTCGTCGTACTATTACGCCTTGGGTAGCACCAAATTCTACTGCGCCATTATCCCAACGCACAGGTGTAACAACTACTACTTACAAACCTGCACAAAAGAAAGAAAAACGTGCTATCACTGAAAATGATATCAAGGTTCGTTTAGCCGGTGAACAGCCTTTCGCAGGTACAGTATCTCCTGAGGAACGTGCGATTCAACTTTTGGCGCAAGATACACAAGAGTTGAAAGACAATTTGGTGCGTTCCCAAGAAGTTATGGCCGCAGACGTATTATTCAATGGCCAAGCGCATATTAAGGGTGAAGGCATTGACGACGTAGTAGACTTTAACTTCACGAATAAAGAAACATTATCCGGCAATGCACGTTGGGGACAATCTGCAGCAGAAATCGTGGCCAACATTATTAAATGGAAAAAGAAATGCTTGAAAGCATCTGGCTTTAATCCGAATACATTGGTTATGAACTCTGAAACGTTAGAAGTAATGCTTTCCGATAAAAAAATCTTAGCGTTGTTTGATAATCGTCGTACAGAAATGGGCCTTTTACAATTTGAACAAATGGCAGAAGGCGCGACTTATGTTGGTTTCATGGGCGGACAAATTCAATGCAATGTATTTACATATGATAACTACTATGTAGACCCAACTGATGGCCAAGAGAAAGAAATGGTACCTGCAGGTAAACTGTTGGTAGCTTCTGATATGGCTAAATTCACTAAATTATATGGTGCGAATACAATTATCCCTGGCGAAGGAATGGATTTCGTAACTTATGAAGGTGAATACGTAATGCGCCGATTGGTTACACGTGATCCAGATGCAGCATTCTTAGAATTGCAATCTCGCCCTATTTATGTTCCATTCGATGTAGATTCTTACTTCGTAGCGGACGTATTGTAATCTAAAAGGAGGTAAGACTTATGCCAGTACAAGCTAAGCACACAATTAATACTGGAGATTATGTATATAATCCCGGTGAGATTATCTCCGATTTAACTGCAGAAGAAGAACAGCGCTTAATTGAATTAGGCGCTGTGGTTGCGGTTAACGGTGATAATAGTAAAGGCGGCGAAGATGATTCATTTGCAGTAGCGCTTGCAGTTATGACAAATGAAGAGATTTCCAACTATGGAAAGTCTATCGGGCTAGAATTTGCTAGCAAAGCAACAAAGGCGAGCATGATTGCAGATATTCTTGCATGTGATGCAGATATTAATTTGGGACTTTTATCCGATGTTGCTCTTCGTGCAATGGTTGAAGCTGAACATTTAGAAGTTCCAGAAGACGCTACTCGTGAACAACTTATCGATTTCTTAGGTGAATAGATATGGGGTTTAAAGACTTTGTGCAAAATGATATCGAAAAGGTATTTATCAATTCAAATGAATTTGCCGAAGTACACAACCTAAACGGTACGCAGTGCTATGCAGTGGCAGAAGGTCTTACTGACAAACAACATGTTGAAATCATGGGTCAAGATATTGACGGATTGATTTTCGATACGATAGTTGTGCACGTGGCTAAGCAGGATTTACCTGAAGTACCGGAGTACAATCAAATCTTCCGTTTCAATGGCCGACTTATGTTGGTTCAATCATGCGAAGATGATATGGGTATGTTGAATATTGTCCTTAGGGGGAATAACGCATGAGCGTAACTATTGACGTAAAAGGATTACAAGAAGGCCTAGTTAAGATAGATGCCCTTTCCGGTGAAACGAAAAGGGCGACATCAAAAGCCATCAATACCGCAATCCCCAAAATACGAAATGCGATCGTTAATAAAACTACGCAGGACTACTTTATAAGTAAGGCGAACGTTAAAAAAACGATTGACGTGAAGCGCGCGAACCCCTCTGGGTTATCAGCATTCATTAGGTCTAAAGGCAGACCTGTTGCACTTACCAAGTTTAGAGTTACACCAAAACGCCCACCTAAGCGGAAAGGTCGTACTGTCAAAGCCCAAGTAATGCGCAATGGCGGAGGGGGGACAATCCCTAATGCTTTTATTGCTCGCATGGGGAGTGGACATATCGGTGCAATGTACCGTAAAGGGGCAGATAGGTACCCAATAGGACAATTCCACGGGCCGGCAGTCCCAAGTATGTTAAAGAATGCTGAGGTATCGGCTTTTGTTGGTAATGTAGCGCAAGAGGAGCTGTTACGACAAATCGGAACCTCATTCGAAGAGTTAGTAAGGAAGTAGCAAATGACACCTACGCAATTAGCAACTGATTTAGGTACATTTCTAAAGCAGGTGCATGCTAACTATTTTAGTGATGATGCACAGGTAAAGGGAAATCCATTATTAGTTGTACCTGGATTTTTGAAAATGAAAGAATCATCCAAGGAGGACCAATATCCACATCTTGTTATTCGCATTAATAAGGTCGAGGATACCTTGCAGGGGTCAACCGTCCAATTATTTCTAATTCATGGAGTGTACTCTGAGGACGTGGAAAAAGGTTGGATGGAGATTACCAACTTTCTGGAAACAACACGGCAAGCGCTACTGGCCCACCCTGTTATTGCTAAACGATACCGTTTAGTGCTGGATGATAAACACGGAATTGATACTGACATCCCTCCAGATCAAGCATATCCGTATTGGGAGGGATTTATGACAGTTAAATATGATATCGAACAAATACGAGAGGAGATGATTATTTAATGGCAAAAACTGATGAACTCGCAGTGATGGAAAACAAACCCACTGAAACTGCAGAAAAACCAGTTAAATCTAATGATGCTAAACAAGTAATCTACTTAGGTCCTAATAGTGCAGAACTGGGCCTTACAACAGGAACAGTCTATATTGACGGGATTCCTGCCGTGGTAGGTGAAGATAAAGCAATGTTAAGACTATTGTTTGTGCCAATCAATAAGATTGCTGAAGCACAACAAGAATTAGCAACAGAAGGTACTGCAATGAACGCAGCTTACCTTGAATTTAAAAAAGGAGGTCGTAGATAGTGGGAAACTATAGACACGGAATTTATACAAGAGAGGTCCCTACTTCTCTTATTTCTATGACAGAAGCTACGGCAGCCTTACCGGTGTATGTTGGTACTGCTCCTGTACATTTAGCCACAGACCCAGCAGAGGCTAATAAAGCCGTATTGTGTCATGATTATGCATCGGCAACTACTCAATTTGGTTATTCCAAAGAATGGGATAAATACACATTGTGTGAAGCGATGTACTCCCAATTCTCTTTATTTGGAATGGCGCCCGTAGTATTTATTAATGTTCTTGATCCTAAGAAACATAAGAAAACGTTAACTTCTACACAAAAGCAAATTCAGGATAAAGTTGTAACAATTGAAGACCCTGTATTACTTAACACATTAAAGGTATCTGCTACAAATGGGGGCACTGCCTTAACTATCAACGTTGATTACACAGCAGTATTTAACGATGAAGGCAAATTGCTTATTGGCGTTGTATCCACAGGAGCACTTAATAGTGCAACATCTGTTTGGGTGACTTACGATTATGTAGACCCATCTATGGTAACTGCAGATGATATCGTGGGCGGCGTGGACACGGAAGGTAAACGTAAAGGGTTGGAGCTTATCAATGAAGTATTCCCTCGCTTTGGCTTAATCCCTGGTAACTTATTGGCACCAGGATGGTCGCATAACACGCTTGTAGCAGCAGTTATGAAAGCGAAGGAAACTACTATTAATGGTATGTTCCAAGCTATGTCCCTATGCGATGCACCTACCGACGAAATTAAAAAAGCAACTGCAGTTAGTGAGTGGAAAAATAAAAAGAACTACGTCGACGAACGTCAAATCTTATGTTGGCCAAAAGTAGCGTTAGCTAATCGCCAGTTCCATTTATCCACACAACTCGCAGGTCTTATGGCTAAGACAGATGCTAAGTACGATGATATCCCTTATAAGTCTCCATCCAATGAGTCTTTGCAAGCAGACAGTGCTGTATTAAAAGATGGCACTGAAATATACTTAGGCCCAGATGAAGCAGCTTACTTGAACGGCCAAGGAGTCGTTACTGCACTTAATTTCATTGGTGGCTGGAGAGCTTGGGGCAATCGCACAACGGCTTATCCATCTAACACGGATGTTAAGGATTCCTTTATCCCTGTACGTCGTATGTTCAACTGGGTATCCAACACGTTGATTACTTCTTTCTGGTCTAAAATTGACGACCCAACAAATAAACGTTTGATTAATAATATCGTTAATAGTGCTAATGCATGGTTAAATGGTCACGTAGCATCTGGTGCACTCCTCGGCGCACGCGTTGAATTCTTGGAATCTGAAAATCCTACAACCGATTTGTTGAACGGTATTATCCGATTCCACGTGTATTTAGGTGTTCCAACACCAGCTCGTGAAATCGATTTCATCCAAGAATACGATCCATCTTACATGAGCACGTTATTTAATTAAAAGGGAGGTAACTCATGGCTAAACATAGAGATAAGTTGATTGACTTTGCCATTTTTAGCTCTGGCAGAGAATTATATGGTTACGCCGATGTAACCTTACCTGATATCGAATTTATCAGTGATACAATCAAAGGCGCAGGCATTGCCGGTGAAGTTGATTTGGGCGTACTCGGGCAAACTAAGGCAATGAATATGTCTATTAAATGGAATACCATTGACAAGGATGTGACCGACCTTGCTAGTCAAAAAGTACACGATATCGAAATTCGTGGCGCACAACAATTGTATGATTCTGCTAAAGGCGAATTAGTACCGGAAGCAGTTAGCGTATACGCAAAAGTGATGCCGAAGAAAATCGGTCTTGGCAAATTTGAACAGGCAAGTAAAACTGATACCTCTACAGAATTTGAAATTGTGTATTTCAAAATGACTGTTGGTGGTAAAACTCGGACTGAAATTGATAAATTCAACTATGTTTGTGTAATCAACGGTGTTGATTACTTGGCATCCGTAAGGGAGGCATTGGGTAAATAATGGTAACATACGATCG